TCTACGGATTTTGTATTTATATCTTTTGCTTTAGGCATAGTCTCTGAGTTATAGGCTTTACCTAAAGTCTCTGAGGCTTTGTATGCTTCCTGAATATGACGCATACTAGTTCCTGCTGGTTGCATACCCTGGTCCCTAGCATCTCTGTAGGCTTGGAGTTCTGCATTCCATTTCTTATCTGGTATATCTCTTGTTGCATCTCCTGCGTTCATTTGCAATGTTCCAGCCTTACAGCCAAAACAAGTCTCATCATAAACTGGATGATACTCCCAGTGTTTCATATTATCCCCTTATGCTGCTGTAAAGTTTGCTTCTACTACTCCTATATCGGCAGCAATTAATGCTGCTTTAGTAGCATCATCAACTATATGTTTATGACCACCAATATAAAATTCTTGATATGTTTCTACACTTGGGTCTAATGGATAACGGTTAATTCTGTATGACCCATTTTGTTTTACTACAGAAACCCCAACATTTCTTTTATAAAAATAAAATAAACGATGGTCACCAGCAGGTCCTTCTTGGACATTTGGTGTAGTAAAAATATAATTTGCCATTAGTCCTCCTTAGTGGACTCAATGTAAACCAGGAGCCGAAGCCCCTGGTCTACCTTCAATCAACTAAGCGATTGATGAACCTGATTCGATTCGGTATAGTGCTTCTTCGCGGTAGCGAGCGAAGCCTAGAACGCCATACCAACCCATTGGGCGGTGACGCATCAAACGGTCAACAACTGGTCCGATAACTACGTGTGGCTCTTCAGCAACTGCTTCTGCAAGTGCTTGTTGTCCAGCGATAATTGTGCGGTAGTTGCGTGCTGATGAAGCACCATCTGTTGCGTTGTATAGACGTGGAGATTCTACGAAGTATGCACCTTCGTATTGTCCGATTTCTCCAGACCAAATGCGGTCTTGTGCAGAACCATATTGGTTAGGAAGCAACCAGCCAGCAGAGCCTGTCTCAGCACGAAGGTCGTGTGAAACTTCTGGGTGGATACCAGCCCAGTATAGTGAGCCCTTACGAGCAACTGCCTTACCTGCACGTAACTTAGCAACAGCCTTGCGGATGTTAGCAGAAGAAATTGTTGCAGCAGCAGTAATTGTTGCTGTTGATGTTGCTGTTGAACCTGCATAGATTACGTTTGAACCACCGCGTAGAGTTGTCATTGCAACTCCATCGATAGAATCTGCTAGGTTGAATGCAATGATGTTAGCGATTGCTGGGTCTACATCAGCAAGGCTGAAGAGTTCCAACGCACGAGTAACAAGAACAGAGTTACCATACTCGTTAAGAGTAATAGTTACAGATGTTGGTGTAGACATTGCTACTGCATCAACATCATCATTTTCTGTGAGTGTTCCTGATACTGCTGATAGGTCAACATAACGTTGTAGAACAACTGTTGAACCTGGGATTGCTTGCTTTGCTGGGCGCTTATCTGCGACAGAACGAATTAGTGGTTCTGAACGGAGAGCGAATTCTAGAAGACGGTCATACGCCTTCTGAACTAGACCAGCAGCACCTGCTGTTCCTCCAAGTGATGAAGAACCAGTAGTTGTATAGTTTACTGTAGCCATTTCGTCACCTCCAAGTGACTATGAACGGAATTATTGTTGTGAGCGAAGCACATCAAGCAATGCATCCATTGAATCTGCATTGTCAATGCGAAGATTTAAATCTTCCGCTCTATCAGGGGTAATAGCATTTGTAGTTATGGCATCTTGCTGACGCAATGCTGCACGGTCAACTTCATTTGCTTTTTGCTCTGGAGCATTCACTGTAATTCCAAACAAATCGGCGTTGTCTTCAAGCCAGTGGTTAACTGATTCTTCGTTTACATCGTCAATATCTTTTAGAATTAAGCGAGCAGCCTTAGCATTTACGCCCTTCTTTTCTAAGACTTCTTTGACTACACGCTCACGCTGCACCTTGGATAAACCCTCAAGTTGCTCAGTAAGTTCCTTAATACGCTTTTCATCTGCACGCTTGGCTTTACGTAACTTTTTAAGTAAGTCACTGCCATCACCCACAAATTGACTGTCGGTATCTAGGTCGTCTTCGTCATCGTCATAGTAGTTGTTGCTCATAGCAACCCACCCTTCTATTCGTTGTTAGTCGCAAGCCACAGTTTCTAATCGGGGAATTAGTCTGGCTCTTGCTACCAGTCTTATACACCGTGTGGGCTGGTCGGTCACACAGGAATCTATTTGCTAAAAGGAACCAGTTTGTCCCTTAAGGGAAACTTTACTTGTTCCAGCGGAACCTCTAAAGGCTCCAGTTTCTAGTTCTTTCAATTGCTGACGTTTACGTTTTGCGGAAGCAAGACCTTTAAACTCTTCTTCTTCACCAGTAGCCTTAGTATATTGGATACCAGTCTCGTCATAAATCTGACTAAGAGTTGTAGTTCTTGGAAGGTATTCAGCAATGTTCCCATATCCAACTTGAGCCGCTGCTTTAGTAATACCCAACTTGGCAAGTTCTTCTGCTGTTCCTAATGATGTTAGCCCTAGTCCAGCATTCAAAGCAGCACCACTAATTTCAGCAGCAGTTACTTTCTGCTTTAATTGTTCTCCACCAGTTTTAGGGTCTAAGAAATATTTAACCAAATCTGTATCTGTAACATTATATAAACTTCTAAAGGCATCTTTAGTGCCAATATCAGCATCTTTAACCCTAGTAACAGCAGTCTTTATTCTATCTTTAAATTCAACGGCAGATATATCTCCACCAATAACATTTGACATTGCTGCTATTTTTGCTTTACGACCACTAGACCCTATGCCAGAACCAAAGTAATCAGATAAACCATAAGAAGTTAATGTTTCGTTATAATCATTTTCTAATGCTAGGTATTCTGATTCGCTTAAAGCATTTAAACCTTTTGCTACACGCAATTCATTGCCATTAAATCTTGCTTTATAAATAGGATTTTGCTTTAATAATACTCTTGCTTCATTAGGACCAACATCACTTTGCATGTATCCTTTTATTACTGGAACAAGTTCTTCAAGACCATATGAACGAAATAGTTCTTCTAGTAAAGCAAATGCATCTCTATTATCTTTAGTAACATCTTCTTTGTTTTTTTCTTCGTCTTTAACATATGGTTTAAATGTTGGGTTTTTAAAATCACCAGGCTTGCCTAAAGTATAATCAACAGGACCAATAATTTTATTATCAGCAACTTCAATAACATCGCCATTAGGAAGAGTAACTGTTCCTGTTGGCACTACTGGCGTAAAACCTTTTGTGTTAGCAGCAGTTGTGGCAGAGGCTGCATTCTTTGCAGCATTTTGAAACCCTATATCAACTAATCCAAATGCTGTATTATCTGGTGTAGTAATTTTAGGTTTTGTTGCTGCTTTCTTTTTAGGTGCCATTGATTACCCCATTAATCCAAATGATTGCAGAATACTATATGCATAACTGCTTGCTTCTTCTTTTGCGTTTTTAGTTTTAGCCCAAGCAGGATTAGATTTAAGTTGTTTATTAAAATCAGTCATGCTTGTCTTATTTAATAACGCATCATTTATATCTTTATCAAATACATTAATAGAATTACTATCTAATTCTAAAACATTTGCTTTATTGTAAATATAATTTGTGGCTAAACTTCTAACACTTACTTGGTCAGATATTTTATCTGAAAAATCAGTGTATATTGATTTAGATATTTCTCTTAACTTTGCTTCAGTAGAGTCTTTACCAAGACCCTTTTTATAATTAGAAGCAATATATTCCATAGCATCTTCTTGGCTTAACATAACTCCATAGTTATTTGCGTAGTTCATAATGTCAGCAATATCTTGAGCGGCTTTACCGCCTGACCTAGAAAGTGTTTCAAGGTTGCTACCTTTAATTGCTTTAGAAGCAATCTTGCCAAAGATAAATTGTTTATCTAAATCTGTAAGTAATTCTCCAGTAAGATTAACAGCAATTTGATTTCCTAATGCATCTACTGTGCTAGACCTAGTTCTTACAGCCTTACGCTCAGCATCACGCAATTCTTTATAGTATAAATCTTTTTCTTGTTTTGTAGCGCCTCTTCCGAGGTTGACCATAAAATAACGGTTAACATCATCAACAGCATCATGTCGTAATGTAGTCGATGTTTCCTGAGTAGATGTTGTTATTGGGTCTGTTAAACCGCCAAATTCTTTATTTAAATAATCAGAAAATAAAGGAGCATTAACTACTGGCTTATTAAGTTTAACATTTAATTGATGCTCGTCAAGAACTTTAACTGAGTATTCACGTAATGCATAAACAAGACCTTTATTAAAATCATTATTTGCAAAGTTTTTCTTATCGAAAGTATCTTTTGATATTAATCTTTGCTTATATAAATCTTCAAATAATTTATCTGTTGTTCCATTTTTAGCAGCATCAGATAAAATTTGAGTTCTAAGTTGTCCAAAATTATCGTATACTTTAAGGTTTGTTCCACGCTCTACCTTCTTTGGAATACGTGGTTGATAAGTTCCATAGAAAAATAATTCAGTTCCACCGTCACCAGCAACAAATGTATTTCCATTATTAGGGTCAACTGTTGTTACTATACCTCTTGCTTCGATTTCTTTTTGAAATGGGTCAGCCTTAAAACGAAGAGTATCTTCTTCTTTTTTAATATCAGCAGCAGACTTTTCTATCTTTTTTGTAACCCCAGGAGAATACTTTGTTAATTCAGTAGACTCTCCGCCTCCTGCATAATAATCCCTAAGGGCTGCATCATATACTTCTTTCCATGTTGAATATTCTCTAAGTATATAACGAGAGTTAAGTTTTTCTAAATTTGTAATCTTAGCATCAGATTTTCTACGTGAGTATTCTGAGTCTGCCCATTTTAAAAATTCAATTGCATCATTGTTAGGTGTAGCCATTAGAATCCTCTCTGAATTGCAACGTAATTCTCGCGTGAGTAGTAATTAAGTATTGCTCTGAATATTGCACGATTTGCTTCTTTCAACATTAAATCATTTATTGAAAGACTAGCGATTAATTCTTCAATCTGTTCTTTGCGTTCGCGTTTAACTGCTGCAAAATTACTTGACTGACGTGCTGTTGAATCAACTGCTAGATTAATAAATTCCCTAATCTGTGAAGTCACAGCAATCATCTTTTTGCGAGTAGCATCAGGTATCTTTACATCTATAGAAGCCAACATACTTTCTAAATTATTAAGCATTAGTTCTTCAGATGCCACTTCATTTCCACCTGCCGTTAAGGCTGCTTCTAATAGTG